CGGTACAAACGTCTCCTAATCTTGCTACTGCTGGCATATTATTTTTCCTTAGAAGCTGAACGGTGGGGTTTTGTGTTTTTATGACTATTAAGTGTTTGTCTTTGTTTTTCTTTGGACCATGGTTGATTATGTTGTTTGCCTGTGTTTACTATATGCTTGATGAGTTCTAGTCCACCGTTCAACCTTTTTAAGTCAGTCATATGGATATTTAGTCCATATTTTTAGTAGATTATTTTACCCAACAATCACAGTTGCATGCAACAACATTATCAACAGCTTCATTAACGCTATATGTGCTTGGACATAACGTAGAACCAGTGTAGTCAGAATTGACCGTTGGTGCTGGGAATGTGTTGACGTTTTGATTAATCACAAACGGGTTAATAGGTGCTGCTGGATCAACTCCTGGTCCAGACGGTGAATTAGGATTCACTATAGGATTTGGATCACCATTCAATATAGGTTGAATGCCACCTGGCACATAATTACCTGTGATTATCTTTAATCCGTTATCATAATAATTGTAAGGTTGAGGACACGTTGGGTTTGCAGGTATAGTGTATATAGGCGTACTAACGTTTCCATCTATATTGGTGCTTACACCACTGATACCTTCTAATGCTCCCGGTATAGTACCATTCAACATTAATTGTTTTTCTTGTTCAATATCTAACGTATCTGGAATGTTATTATCTAATTCTATACCTACTTCTGCTAAACGTTGTTTATTACGTTGTTCACGTAGCATAGCAACAACACTTTGACCACCTACGGTAGTTCTATCAGTGATATTTTCTAAAGTTTGTACAGCCATATTTGGTTCAGTACTTGATGCATAACCTGGAATAGCGTCAACGAAAACAGTTAACGATGATCCAATTCTACTGTTATAAGGAATAGGAACAGGAGTAATAGCATGGAATCTTGCTCTTTGTTCATGCTTTAACGCAGTACCAGTAACATTCCAATATGTGTTTAATAGATTAACTCGAATACTATTCTGTGTGGCACTTTTAATAGATAAAATTTCTGCATTTGCTTGATCAATATATCCTTGTACTACTGTATTCATAGCAGGCCAACCACTGCCTGGAGGAGGATCAATTACTACTACACCGGCACCACCTGAGTATGTAATAGATACAATTTTACCATACGTAGCTATGTTATTAGGGTCTGTTCCTATAATAGCGGTTGCTGGATTACCTCCTACTGTAACAGTAGGTGCCGCAACACCACCTCTACCATAGCCGCCTCCTCTATTAGTATAAGTAAACGTTGAACCACTATATGTTGCAGTTGCTTGTTGCCATGTCACTGCAAGGTATTAATTTTGATATATGGTTTTTAGATTAGTTGTTTCTAAAATTTTGATGTTATCATATATATTCTTCAATGGATAAGGAAGACCACTCATTGCACCAAAGAAGTTACTAGTTGTGAATGTACCGGCTACTCCGCTACCTAATGAGTATATATTTTGTGCAGCAGTTGCTAACGCTGGATCGGTAGGAATATCTGTACCATTTGTACTAGGTAATTCGTTGGTTCCTTCCATGTTATAAACAACCTTAGCAAACGCAGGAGTTTCTACCTTTTCAATGTTTCTAACTTGCTGCATAGAAACACTGAATGCACCCGCAGCAATTGCTTGATTATTAGGTATGATTCCATATAAGTAAGAATCAAATCCTTTAGCCTGTACTTGAAAATTTAGTTCGTCTGCCATACGTTATTCTCTAATTAGAACCTCTATTGCTAACTTCGGGATCAACAAACGTAGCATTAGGTGGAGTTGGTTGAGCAGGTACTGAAGTCAATGTTGCATTTTTATTCTTTATTAAATCTTCTACAGTCATTACTTGAGGTGTTGTAATCATGGGAACTACCTGATCCGTCGTTGAAACATTTATAATAGATACGTCTGTTTCAGCGTTACTAGGTGGAGCAGGGAATGTTCCAGTACTTAAACTTCCTACAGCATCTTGAATTGCAGGAGTACTTAATTGAGAATTAGTTTCCCCTTCTGTAAACAATAGATAATATGTTTTACTGTTAGTAGGTCCTGGATTAGCATTATAGATAGGTACTGTTAGTGAATTATAACTTATAGGGAACATTTTTTTAACGTTAACAAAATCCGCTAAACTATCTATAGCTCTTGTCATACAGTTCAATGTTAGCATTATCTCTGCTAAATCTACTCCTGTTATAATCAACATAGCAGAATATATATTTTGTTCTTGGTGTGTAGATGCAGTTACAGAACCATCGGCAATTGATTCTATTTCTGTTTGTGAAAGTCCAGTGGTCAACAATGCTAGAACAACTGCTTGTGTTAAAGCATTATGTTTCTGTAATATTTGTAATGTAGTACTAGGTAAACCAAAGGTCTTAATATATGAAAAATCTATGGCATTACCTAAGTTAATCAAGTCTTGACCAAAGTCTCTGCTCGCTAACGATACACCAGCTATATCTGCACTCATTAGATCATTTTGATTACTATAAGCACCTTTCAAGAATGTCTTGCTATTTTCTATTGCAAGTATTGTAGGATTATTAGCATTCATAAAATGAAAGCATGTATTAAAACTATCACCAAACTGTCTATAATCAGGTGTACCTGTAATAGTTGCACCGTTATAATTAAATTCATTCCATGCTTGTAATGCAATACAACGTACCCAACCCCATTGCGTTATTGCACGATTAGGTACTAGTTGTCCGCTATTAGTAGCAAGATAAGGGTACCAACTTGCACATTGTCCTTCATTTACGAAAGAATTATCAGGAGATGTGCTATAATTAGCTGAAGGATAACCGCTATTAGCAGGTGCTCCTGCTTGGTTAGTTGAATAATGATCAGTATGATCGTTTACCCAAAGTCCTGATGGATCATCAGTCTTCCATGTATCCGGTGGTGTATTACCTAATGCAGGTATCACACTTTTACCTATAGTAATTAAATTATTATAGGTAGTTGCGTTTAATGTATACGTTCCTACTGGTGCTAAAGGATTAGTTTGACTGGCTGCTCCTCGTTGGTAAGCGTCATGAATTGCGTATGTCAACCATTTCAGGCATGTATCATTAACTATAGAACCAGGCTGATAATCTTCTGGGCTACCGGGAGTTGGGTTAGTAGCTTTACACTTACCCATATAACTCTCAGCCGTAGGATTGATGCAGAAACCTATGTTCTGCACCGTCGATCCTAATACGTTAATACCTAACGGACTTTGTGTTCCTTTATCAGCCATTAAAGATAATTTATCCTAATATAACTTTCTTATCAGGAACTGTAAGTCCTGTAGTTGCTTCTATGTATTTCATTTTTACATTCTCGTCCGTTTCAGCTACGATTGAAATACTATTAATATTTAGTCTAACGTCAGCATCCTGACTTACAGTAAACATACTAGGTACTAGTCCTAATCCACCTTTTGGGTTTGGTCCAATACTTACTGGATTGCTGATTACGTAATAATCACCTGGTGTTTCAACTAACTTAGCAACAAGCTCTTCGCCACTATTCAGTTTAAAACTATATGTCTGCCCAACTTCTAAATTCATTATTGTTCCTCTTTATCGAATTTTGCTTTTAAATCATCATATCCACCGACAAGTAACCCGTCAATGAATATTTGCGGTACAGTTCTAGCAGTCGGTGCTGCTTCTAACAACTGTTCTTTTGTCCAACCGATCCCTACAACTCTTTCTTCATATTCAATGTTCTTTAATTTCAACAATGCTTTTGCACGGTCGCAATAAGGACAGTTTGGTTTGCTCCAAATTAATGCATTCATTATATTCTCCTCGTTTATTATATATATTACAATGAAGGTAGTTCGTTATAATTTATAGTTTCGCTCATTACTCCAATTACATAGTTTGTACTTTCGTTTTCTTGTAATGCAGTTTGTTTCTTGCTAGTTTCACTGTGCTTGTTGAACCAAGGGATAGGTGTGATCTTAGGAGCTGTACTTTGATACTTAATTCCAATTTCTTTTAATGCTGTATTAGCCGTATAGTCAACAAAGTCTTTAAGAATGTTTGCGTTAAGCCCAATCACATTACCTTTCTTGAATAGATAATCTGCCCATTCTTTTTCTTCACGTATAACATCCAAATACATCTGATAAACTTCTTGTTCGCATTCTTGTTTCGCTACAGCAAATCTTGAATCTTCTTTTACAGTTTGGTTCATTATCCAAGCAGTCCATTCTTTGTGTAGTAGCTCATCCTGTAGAATCAAGCTAATGATATTACCATTACCAATAAAGATTCTATTCTCAACCATTGCTAGACTTGTAGCAAAGCTGACCATAAATCTAAATGCTTCTAACGCATAGCTGGCATTTAATGCTAACCAAATTGCTTTAATGTGTGCTGGTTCCAATACTGTTTCTTTCGTAGGGTCAGCAATTTCTTTTAAGCAATTTAATCTATGCAAATCATCGTAGTATTTACCAACACTGCTTGCCATATCAACGATTTCACTAGTATCGTGAATTGTGTTGAACACATCTTTAGGTACGTTATAGATGTTACGAATGATGTGACTATAACTG